ATCAACGCAATCTTGGCAGTGCTTGGCGACATGCCCAGCAAGAGTGGCACATGGCCTCTGATGATGAAGATCAAAGTGCAGGCCGATGCTCAGATGGTCGAAGCGGAAGAAGAGGCTGTTGATGAAGGCCAAGAAGCTGCCGTTGAAGCTATCAATGGCTGAGATTCAGTTTCAGATGCACCCACTGCCATCGGTGTATTTGATGGAGTTGGACATCCCGGCTGAGTTCGTTGAAGCGTGCAACGACTATCTCGATGAGCTAGTCACGCAGAAAGAAAAAATCAGCGCCGCGCATACGCTCGTTGGGCAGATTAAGAGAGGCGAACAGCTAGTCATGGATCACGAAGATTCAAGGCTGGCTCCGTTTTCTAAGTTCTTGTGCGACATGGGCGTGGCATACATCAACCAGTTTATGACGCAATCTGGTCAAGTGCTGGACGGCAACAGAAATGTTGAGATGGACGAGTTGTGGTCAGTGCATAGTTATGAGGGCGATTACAACCCAATTCACGATCACGGAACTCAGACAGTGATGGGTATTAGCTGTACGACGTGGACCAAGGTGCCGACCCAGATATTGCAGGGTCCGCGACCGGGATCGCAGGAATACGGTCTGTACAATGCTAGTGGTGAATCCGATGGTTGTCTTTGCTTCAATTACGGACAGAGCAGCACATGGGACAGAGAGAGGCTAAAACCTACACAGAATGTTGTGGTGAGGCCACAAGTGGGCAGGTTGTATATGTTTCCTAGTTGGATGCAGCATATGGTGTATCCGTTCCAAGGAGATGGTGAGAGGCGAACAGTCGCAGCTAACATTAATTGTTTTCCCAGAGAGGTACAGCAAGGCGGTCAACATGAATGATGCTGGCCAAGAAGCGTTGACTGAAATCAGAGCGCATGAGCGAGAGTGTGTTTTACGTTATAAAGCCATCGAAGACAGCTTGGAGCGTGGCGATAAGCGATTCGATAGGCTTGAACGCATGATTTGGGGAATATACATTGCGTTGTTTTTCACGGTATTAGTCCCACAGGCACTACGATTTATGGAGTGACATATGGCTACTATTGATCCTGTCTCTCAACCTCCTGCTGTTGCGTGGAAGCAGGTGGCGAATCAAAAGATTGAAGAATTGGTTTCAGCATCCAGTGGACAACCTCTAAAGAGAGTTACCGAGGTGCAAGAATCTACCTTGTACGAGTTGCGGGGCTCTAAGTTGGAAGTCAGCAACATTGGACTGTCACAAAGCACCCATGACGTCTATGTATGACACTCGCATTTGCACTGATGGTAATGGTCGATGGCGTGCTTATCGTCACCCGAGGCGATGAGCCGTTATTTGCATCTGTCAAGATTTGTAACTTTTACGCTAAAGAGGTAGCGAAGCCCTATAAGAACAGAAACAGAAACCGACAAGTTAAAATTACTGCGTGGTGTGAACCTCGAAAGGTTTCGACGGACACGCCGCTAATCTGGAAGTAATCATGTTCGGATTTGGCGAATCAATTGCAGTTGTAACGGGTGTACTGACGACGCTTAAATCGTTAAACGAGACCCTTGCGACAATAAAAGAATCAGGTGCGAACGCTGGTAGTTTGGCTAATCTGTTGGGGCAGTACGACGAAGTTCAGCAGAAAATCCAAGAAGTAGAGAAAAGCAAAGCAGGTGTTTTATCGGTAAAAGAATCCATGCAGGTTCAGGTTGCTAAGAGGCAAGCGGAAACATTCCATACGCAGTTAAAGGACGCGATGCTGATGTCTGGGCAAGCGCAGCAGTACAGTGAGATCATTAGACGGATTGAAGACAGCAAGTCCGCGCATGAGCAGGCAGTCCGTCAATTAAAGGTGGCAAAGGCTAGGCGAAGAAAACAATTAAAGGAGCTTGCGACGGGCACATTAGCCGCCTTTTTTACGTGGTGCTTGGTCATGGCCGCAATCTACATATATATCAAATTATGAATGCTAAAAAATTAGCCCCGGACTCTGATTACGCGGACTACGATGCTGATGGCGATGGCGTGGTGTCCGATGACGAGCTGGAGACAAGCAAAGAACTTCAGAGCTTGCGTCTTCAATTTGAGCGAGCTAATGCTCAGAAAACAATGGCATGGTTCAGTCTCTGGGGCATGCTGTTGTATCCCAGTCTCGTTGTTTGTTCTTCATGGATTGGGTTAGATCAAGCGGCAAGCATATTGGGCGACATGGCTTCTGTGTATTTTGTTTCGGTGGCAGGTATTTTAGCGGCATTTTTTGGCGCTCAAGCTTGGTCAAACAGGAATAGCAAATGAGTATCGTTAATGCATTGATAGGCCCGGTATCTGGTCTCCTTGATAAATTTATCGAGGACAAAGACCAGAAGGCTGCTCTCGCGCATGAAATCGCCACGATGTCTGAGCGACATTCGCACGAAGCATTGAAAGGTCAGTTAGAAATCAACAAGATAGAGGCTGCTCACAAGAGTTTATTTGTGGCTGGGTGGCGTCCTTTTATCGGCTGGACGTGCGGATTTGGGCTAGCGTATAACGTCATTATTAGCCAAGTGCTGGCTATATGGTTTGATGTGCCGGAGGTTGATAGCTCGTTGTTGATGCCGGTAATGACGGGATTGTTGGGCCTTGGGGCAATGAGATCCTACGAAAAAACCAAAGGGGTCAGTAGAGAGAAATGAGTAAGCTCGTTCAAATGCTGAGACTTCACGAAGGTGTACGCTACAAAGTGTACATGTGTTCTGAGGGCTATGAGACGATTGGCGTTGGCAGAAACATCTCAGAAGGTGGTTTAGGTCTTTCCAAGGACGAAGTGGATTACCTTTTGGTCAATGATATCAAGAGGGTGCAGGATGAACTGACGCGGAACTACTCATGGTTTGCGAAACTTGATGAAGTTCGACGTGACGCAATGGTTGATATTTGTTTTAACATTGGTCTGACCAAATTGCGGGGATTCGTGAATGCGCTGGCCGCGATGTCGAGGAGTCAATATGAGATTGCGGCTGACGAATTCATGGACAGCCGATGGAGTCAGCAAGTCGGAGACAGGGCAGTAGAAGTCACCGACATGATTCGGACAGGCGAGTATCAGTAATGCCTTTACAAAAGTTTATTTTTAATCCGGGGATCAACAAAGAAGGCACGGACTATAGTGCCGAAGGCGGTTGGTTTGATGGCAATCTGGTGCGTTTCCGCAAAGGCTTCCCAGAAAAAATAGGCGGTTGGGTCAAGTATTTGACCGCTTCTTATAACGGCACCGGCAGAAAGTTATTAGGTTGGACTTCTTTGTCAGGCTCAAAACTTTTAGGTTTGGGCACCCGAACCAAGCTCTATATCCAATCTGGTGCGAACTATAACGATATTACTCCAATACGCTCCACTACGTCCGCTGGTGATGTGACATTTGGCGCGACCAATGGATCTAGTTCGGTCAACGTGACCGATAGTGCGCACGGCGCACAAAAAGGTGATTTTGTTACTTTTTCTGGAGCATCTTCTCTTGGCGGGAACGTGACCGCCGCCGTCTTAAACCAAGAATACGAAATAGACTCGGTAACCAGCACAAGCGTCTACGTCATTACTGCAAAAGATACGGATGGTGCAACCGTCACTGCCAACAGCAGTGACAGTGGCAACGGGGGTAGCTCTGTTGTTGGTGCGTATCAGATAAATGTAGGCTTGGACGTGTATGTTGACGGTGCGGGTTTTGGTTCCGGCACTTGGGGAGCCGGTACTTGGGGCTCGTCCAGTGCTTTAAGTTCTTTAAACCAACTGCGCTTATGGTCCATGGACAGCTTTGGCGAAGACCTGATTGCAAACGTCCGTTCCGGCGGCATTTACTATTGGGACACAAGTGCGAAGACACTGGGTACAGACCGTGCCGTTAACATATCTGCATTGTCTGGGGCTAATTTTACGCCCACCGCCGCCCTCCAAGTACTGGTTTCGGACATTGACCGCCACGTTATTGCCCTTGGCGCAGACCCCATAAACGATGCCGCCACGGCACGAACAGGTGAAATTGACCCCTTATTAGTTGCTTTTTCGGATCAAGAGAACCCAGCGGAATGGTTTCCGACTTCCACAAATACGGCGGGTTCTTTACGTTGCTCTGCGGGATCACAAATTGTTGGCGGTTTGCGGGCTCGCCAAGAGACTTTGATATGGACGGATGTGGCGCTATATAGCTTACAGTTCATCGGGCCACCCCTTACCTTTGGCTTAAATCTGATTAACGAAGGCGTGAGTCTTGTTGGGCCAAATGCCGCAGTCAACACCCCTTTAGGCGTGTTTTGGATGGATAAAAAAGGATTTTACGCCTATCAAGGATCCGTACAGCCCGTGCCTTGCAGCGTGAAATCGTATGTTTTTGACGATATCAACGAAAAACAAACGTTCCAATTTTTTGGGTTTTTAAATAAACAATTTAATGAGGTAGGTTGGTTTTACTGCTCTTCCGAATCGATCACGATAGACCGCTATGTGACGTACAACTATGTAGAGCAGACATGGTCCATAGGAAATTTGGCGCGTACCGCTTGGCTAGATGAGGGCTTGGAAAGCTTTCCTCGCGCGACCGGTACTTCTAGCAGCAGCAACTACGTCTTTAGCCACGAAACAGGATGTGATGACGATGGTAGCCCGATGGACAACGTGTTTGTTGAAAGCGCCGATTTCGATTTGGGCGATGGGGAACAGTTTCAGTTTGTTCGTAGATGTATCCCAGACGTGAAGTTTACAGGCACGGGAGGCACCTCCCAGACAATAAACTTTGTTTTAAAAGCGAGGAACTTTCCGGGCGAATCACTGACCACGGATCAAACGACTGCTTTTACAGGCACTACTAAAAAAATAGACACGCGCGCTAGAGGCCGACAGGCGGTTGTCCGTTTTGAGTCAGACGACGACGCGGATACGGGCGTGCGTCTTGGCGTAGGTTTTAGGATTGGTGGTACGCGGCTAGATTTACAACCGAATGGTCGTCGGTGAGTAAGCTGCTACAAGGCCGTTTGCCGTTTGTTGTAAACGGCGATTATGTTGACGGGTCCACGTTCAATCGAACGATCCGTTTACTGGAACTGAGCCTTGGCGCTTTTGACCCTGATCTTACGCCACAGTTTGTGACGACTGAAAGGGATCAGTTAAAGTTTGATGCCGGGTCTTTGATCTGGAACCCTGCGGTAGGGCGGCTGCAACTGTATACAGGCAGTGAGTGGGTGAACCTCTCAGATGCGCTTCCGTATACAGTGTCTAAACTAGAGGCCGTAGGCGAAGTTGGAACGGTTCAAGTAGTAACGAACGGTACGGTCGTGGTAAACGTACACGGCTAGATTGGTTCTTCAATTAAAAAAAAGGCGTATACTGGGGAAATGGGACAAGCTGCACTTAAATACGACGAATTTGGTGAATTTGATCAGGTTCCCATACCGGAAGGTGGTATTGCCACGTTTCTGACGGCAGAAACCGGTTCATGGGCAGATGACGAAAATGACCTACCTAAAAAGGGCATTGCGAACGTCGTAAACATTGCAGACAAATTGGCCGAATATGGCCGAAATGAAGATGAATATATGGTTCACGCCGCTGAAGGCGAGACCGTCATCCCCATGGAGGTTTTCGAGCAAAACCCCGCACTCAAACACAAAGTTTTTGCTGAAATGCGGTTCATGGGCATTGAGCCAGAGCGTTACATAGTAGGTAACGAACTGAACTCAATTAACCCAGTAACAGGTCAGCCTGAGTTTTTCTTGAAAAAACTGTTTAGGGGCTTGAAAAAAGCTGTAAAAGCAGTCCTTCCGGTCGTAGCAAAAGTTTTATTAACGCCTATCGTTGGCCCTGTAGCCGCGTCAGCCATCGTAGACGGCGCGTCAGCAGTCCTTCAAGGCGGTAGCTTGAAAGATGGCTTAAAAGCCGCTGCCATTGGCGGAATATCAAGTTTCGGGGCTAGTAAGATAGGTGGGGCACGCGGTTGGGCGCAGGCCGGTGCAAAACAATTAGCGACTGAGTCGGCTATTAGCACGGCGCTTCAAGGTGGCAACCCGCGAGACATCTTAAAAAGTGCCGCTGTATCGGGTATTGCTGCGCTAGGCACGCAAGCGGTAAGCGACCGTTTCTTCTCGAAACCAAAAGTTGGTGATGTTCAGGTAGATGAAGCCTTACTAGAAAACTATGCCATAAATCCGGAAACCCAGTTAGATGCCGGGCAGGTAATTCCTCAAGTAGACGCCCCGCAGGTAGACGCTCCGACAACATCTTATCCTCCACCCCCGGAACAGGTATTTCAGAATATTGGCGAGGAGGGTATCGCTGAGAGCACTGTTTTCGGTCGTAAAATAGAACCGGATTACTCTATCTTTACTGGGGAAGTGCCACGCGGCACGGTGGTCCCGCAGGTAGACGCTACTACGGTAGCTGGTCCGGTAGACGCTCCGGTAGACGCTACTACGGTAGCTGGTCCGGTAGACGCTCCGGTAGCTGGTCCGGTAGCTGGTCCGGTAGACGCTACTACGGTAGCTGGTCCGGTAGTTCCTGCCCCGGAAGGGCCTTCTTTGGATGATTTCGGGGCTCCCACGATAGGAGAGTCTTTTGACGCAATTATTTCAGGGGGTGGTCAAGGAAGAGTTCAAGGACTTGTAGATTTATTCGCCCCGAACGTCGATAGAGCGGGCGTGGCAGAGTATTTGAAACAACAAGGCCAACCTTTTACTGACGAAGCGGTAAGAGACTTTATTAAAGCAAATCGGCAACAGTTGGGCATGGGGGCTTTGCGCCGTTACGGTCCTCTTGGGGCCGGTTCACTGGCGTTGGCCGCTCTTTCGGCGGAAGAGACTGATCCCATGGACTTCTCCAACAGAGTGACCGGAATGGATTTGATAAATCAAAATCCTGAAATGTATCGAGTATTTGATCCGAACCGCTCTTACATACCCCCTCGTTATACGGTGACATCGTCTGCGGGGTCTAATTTTCAACCAACGCCGCTTAATCAAACCCAAACTGCTGCGCAGGGTGGGGAAATTATGAACTTTCCAAGGATGGACGGGCCGATAGCCGGGCCCGGAACAGAAACTTCCGATGACATACCTGCGATGCTGTCGGACGGGGAATTTGTATTTACGGCCAAAGCAGTTCGTGGCGCAGGCCGGGGTAGCAGGGAAGACGGTATGAAAAATATGTACAACATGATGCGTCAATTTGAGGCTAGAGTGTAATGGCCGAAAGAACGGTTACTGAACAGGTTGTTCGCGAAGCGCCCGAAATTGAGGCGTATAAGCTAGGTCTTTATCAAGACGCGCAACAGTACATACGAGATTTACAGGCTGCAGGCATACAGCCCCCTGCACAAGCTATCGCTGGATTTACCCAAGAGCAGCAAGCTGCTGGGGACATTATTCGCAGCGGTATTGGTGGATATGAACCGTATTTAAGCGGCGCATTAGACGCGAACCAAGCTGCGCAACAAATGATTGCACAAGGTTCGGCTCCTTTACTTCAGCAGTCTCTGGCACAACAACAGGCGGGTATTTCGGGCTTGGAGCAAGCACGCCAGCTTGCTATGCAACAACGTCAGGCACCTTTCCAAATTAGAGACCAAGCTTTACGGGGACTTTCCGGGGCGGCAACCGATATTGCCAGAGCCGGAGCGGGCGTAGGTGACCAAGTTTACCAAGCCCAGCAAGGGTTAAGTGAAGCTGGACGGCGGGGCCGATATTCTGCCGGTAGGGCAAGGCCCATGAGCCAATTTGCACAAGACGAAGCAAGGCGCTCTGGGCAACAGGCCGGGCAATTGGCTACCTCTGGTATCCAAAGTATTGGGCAAGCCCAGCAAGGGATTTCCGGGCAAGTGGGGGCTGCTCAACAGCAACTCACCCAAGCGGCTCAGATGGGCAGGGACACGGCAACGTCCGGTATTGGGCAGTTAGCAGGCACCGGGGCACAGTTTCAGCCGAGCGGCATTGCTGCGTTTATGGACCCGTTTACACAAAGCGTTATCGAAGCCGAGCAGGCAGAAATTGCCCGCTTGGGTGAACAGCAAGTGAATCAGGCACGAGCGCAGCAAGCGGGTGCCGGGGCTTTTGGCGGTTCAAGAGCAGCTATACAAGAGGCGGAAATAGGCCGAAATGTTTTGCAACAGCAAGCACGGACCGGGGCTCAATTACGGTCTCAAGGCTACCAGCAAGCGGCACAGCAGGCGCAGCAAGCGTTTGAACAATCACAAGCACGACAGCAGCAAGCGGCACAGTTGACAGGACGGTTAGGACAGGGAGCCGCAGCTACCGGTTTACAAGCGGCCCAGCAAGCGGGTTCTTTGGGTCTTTCGGGTCAAATGAGCCAAGCACAGTTAGCCCAGCAAGCCGCTCAGCTAGGTATTTCGACGGAACAGCTACAGTCACAGTTGGCCCAGCAAGGCGCACAAACGGCGCAACAGCAGGGGCGGTTAGATTTAGCCGCCGCACAACTCGCGCAGCAAGGCGCACAAGCCGGAGGTGCGCTAGGATTGCAAGGACAACAGGCTCTGGCGCAAATGGCCGGGCAACGCGCAAATATTGCCCAGCAGGGCGGTCAGCTAGGGTTACAGTACGGTCAGCTAGCCCAGCAAGATGTCAATCAACTCGCGGCCCTTGCGCAACAGCAAGGTGCTATGGGCCAAGGCATAGCGGGCCTTGCGCTACAAGGCGGTCAACTCGCGGGACAGTTAAGTAGACTTGGTGGGCAGCAAGCGGCTCTTGGCCAACAAGGACAGCAGCAACGCGCAGCCGATGTGCAACAATTACTGCAGTACGGCGGCATGGGCCAACAACAGGCGCAAAATGTTCTTAACGCACAATTTTCTGCAGAGCAAGCGGCATATAACCAGCCGCTAGCGCAACTGGGCTTCTTAGGAGACATGACAAAAGCCTTGCCCTCCTCTCAAAGTGCCATATTCCAACAAAGTGCCCCGTCACCCAGCTTGGCGCAAACAGCAGGCGGTTTGGCAGTAGGCGCGGCTGGTTTAGCGAGGGCTTTTTAATGAACGTAATGAACAGACCTTTGTTCCGGGCAAGTGGTGGCGGCGCGGAAAAGTTCCCTGATCTAAGTGGCGACGGCAGAGTAACGCAGAAAGACGTTTTAATCGGTCGAGGGGTCATTCAGAGACAAGAGGGTGGAGCCATGGGGCCTGCACAAATGCCCGCAGAACCGCCATTGGATCCGCTAGCGGAAGATATTTTATCTGCGCGGCAGCAAGGCGAAAAAGTTGGTTTGGATTATCTTGCGGATACCATGGAAGGTATCGATCTGGCTGCGAATACGGAAGAGTTAATTAACTCCATCCGGGGAAACGATGCGCCTCTTGAGCAAAGGGTGGCAGAGCTAGCGACATATGTGGGGGAACAAGATGCGCTGCAGACGCCGGAATCTGTTCTGACCATGGTTCAACCCACTATTATGCTGACAGAGGAAGGCGCTTTGGACAGCGGTGTGGGTGGGTTGATCCAACAAGTCATTGGCGAAACAGATATGAACGACGAGATGGGTCAGGGGGTAGGCGCGTTGATGGCGCAAGGCCAACCGGAACCCGTTCAACAGTTCAATCAAGGCGGTGCTGTAAAAAAGTTCGCTCCGGGCGGCGAGGCTTATAACGAGCCGCTAGTTACTCAGATGCGCTCCGGTGCGGAAGACATAACTTCTATTTTAACGGCGTTTCCGAGTCTTGCCGAGCGAAATCCGGAGTTTGCAGCGGCTTTGCAAAGTGACGCGTTAAGACCACGAGCCCCCGTGACTGCGGAACAAGAGGCCGCTAGATTTCAAGGGCTTATGGAACAAGCATACGATGTAGAAGGAGCAAGAGCCGCTTCTGATCGTGAAGCGGCTCTCGATTTGGCGCGGGCCGGGTTTGCTTTTGCCAGCGGTCGAGACCCCCGTACAGGCGAGAACATGGCCGGTCGAGGCTTTTTGGCTCAACTAGGTTCTGTGGGCCAACAGTATGCCGAAAGTGCCACAGAACGATTGGCGCGTGAGCGTGAAAAAGAGCAAGCGTTACGGCTGTCCGCTGTTCAGCAAGGCATAGCTGCCGAGCAACGAGATATCGATATAAGAGAAAAAGAAAAATCGGCTTCGCGAACTAATATTAGTGCGCAACTTATTAAAGACGCCGAACTGCAGCAGCAAGGCGCAATCACTGCTGCGGGAATACAAGCGCAGGCGAGCAACTTAGCCTTCCAAATGGGCGTGGACCTTTTCGATAAAAACGAAAACCGTCAGTTTCTGGAAGAGCAACAAGAAAGAGCCGCACAAAACACTCAAGATTTAGCTGTTTTAAAACAACAACTTGACGAAGAAATTTTGGCAAACAATTTTGTGCGGCAAAAAGAGCTTAGAGAAATTATGCAAGGCTACGAACTTGATCAAATCAGTATCAATTTCTCTAACGATTTAGCTCGTAAAGCAGATGAGATCGCAAGACTCAAGGACAAGGAGCTTGCAGTCCGCAATTTACAAGGCGAACTCGACCGGATGCGGGATAAGCAAGGACAAGAGCATGCTGACTACATGCAAGACAAACGGCAAGATTTTGTAGGTGGACAAAACTCTCTTGACCGAGATCTTCAACGCGAGCTTACGGACCAAGAGCTAGAGTTTCGTGAGAAACAATTTAGGCTTGCAGAGGAAAAATTTGCTCTACAGAAAGGGTTATCGCCGGGCACAAGCGATAGTTGGCTGTTCAGACACACCGGGGGGTGGGCTGGGACTGCTTCAGAAGCCCGACAAATCCGCGAGGTCGAGCAAGATATGCGGAAGCTTCAAGCGGATGCGGCAAAACAAGGAATTGATCTAAGGGCATTCACTCGCGCGGATCAAGATATCCAAAACTACCTTGCCTTGGCGGATCAACACCTTCAGCAAGAAGAGATGAGCTTGCGTAAATCCAATGCTCTAAGCAATGCCATCCTAGCAGCAAGGGCTCCTAAAAAATTCGGGACTCAAGCGGAGCAATATCAGCTTCTGGGCGACAATAATGCGATTAAGATGTATGAGCGCGGTATGGATGTCCCGGGTTTTGATCTTGCGTTAACGAATATTTTCGGCACAACAACGTTCGATGAGCAAGGAAGGAAGATGCCTGCCCGAAGGCTACCTCCTGCGTTGAGAGCGGCAGTTATTAAGCGTGAAGAAGCGGGCATTGCTGTTCCATCACTACCCGGTTTTGCAAACGGTGGTGAGGTAGACATGGGTGCGGGTCAGGGCCTACTTGACCCGGTCACGGGATATAGGTTTGCGCCGGGCACGTTCACGCAAGAACCACAGCAAATACCTCGCACTTATGAGCCCATTATTAGCCGTGATGTCGAAGACATCACGCTAGCTACCGGTAGCCAAGAGTACATATCAAATATCTTAGGCACTGCGGGCAACACCGTGGCGAACGTGCTTTTCGGAGATGACCTTGGTTTAGCGGGCGATATTAAAGAAGCTAAAAAAGCGGTAGAAACATTAGGCACCGTGGCAACAACAACGTTGATGGCGGCGATTCCGGGTAAAGACAACGTCGAGCTACAGCGCATGTTGAAAAACTTGCAAGTGCCTGCGGACTCTTTGTCTTTGCAGGATGAAGAGGCGCTGGACTATTTTAACCTTGCTCGCAATACCATGGCATTGGGCATTCAAAACCAAGAAGACCTCTTGGAAAATGCAAATCTTACGCGTAAAGAAATTACGAAAGTGCAAACCGATTTGGCGCAAATGAACTCTATCCAAGCAGAGTATGACAATATCATTAAATCGTATGAGACAAAGTTAAAACCTAGCCAGCAAGTGTTTGATGAACTAGACAAGTTTTTTAATTAAATGGCTATTCCACTGTCCTATGTGCCTACCACACTGACGCAACGTGCGTCAGACATATCCGAAGAAGAGCGGGAAAGCATTCGCGGCGCGCGGGGCAAAGTTTTTGAGCCTTTGAACTTTGATCTAGATGGAGCTTTTGTGGCTCTATCGGACAAAGGTTACAACTCTAGTGATGCCTTAGACGTAATCGCAAGAAAGCTGAGTCAAAAAGCCAACTTTGATTATGCAGGCGCTAAAGAAGCTGGTTTTACGAACGAGCAACTAGTTTCAAAGCTAATAGGAAGAGCGCCGGACGATTTAACTACGGATAGGTTAGGGTCTCTTGTTGGAGGCATTGGCAGGGGTGTCGTAGAAGGACTGCCCGCTGGCGCGGCGGCATTGACCACGGGGGTTGGCTTGACTGCGTTGGGTGTAGGGGCTCCCTTTGTAGTCGGGGGCAGCTTATTGGCGGCTGTGGCACTTGGCTTGACCTCATTAGGCGAAACTTTAGAAGAAGCAGTCTTTGACGAAAGACAGCTATTGCCGGGAGAAAGAGGCTACGGGGCCACTGGGGAAGTACTCGGCAGTGTGCTTAGTTTGAGCCCAGCTACGCAAGTTTCGCTACGGTCAATACCGGATGCCGTCGATTTCGGTTCTAAAAAACTTTTGTATTTGCACAATAAAGAAAAAGACCGTTTGTTTCAGAAGTCTGGAAAGCTTTTCACTGAAGAGGGCAAGCCGAAAAACATCAAGCGCCGGGAATTTTTAGAAAATATAGTGAACCGAATAGGTGAAGAGGCTCGCGGCAAACAGCTTGCAAGTGGGGCCACTGGTCAAAAAGCGATTCAAGAAGCAAAAAACTTCGCTGGTTTTGGTTTGAAAGAATTAGGTGTTTCCGCAATACCTGCTGCCGCCGAAGGTTTTGCAGAAGCGTTGTATCCGGGTGACGACACCACTCGCACCATTGCCGGTCTTGCGGCTGCTCTCATCCCTCAGCCCACGACGATTGCAGTCGATATTGGAGGCGGCGCGTTGGGCGTGGCGCGCGAAGACATTAAAGAAAAAGGTTTGGGTAGATCCGCTTTGAATTTGTTTGGCGGATTAGAACGTGGGGATCGGATAAGAAGACAAAAAGCGGCAGAGTACATTGTGAGGGCCTATGAGAATGCCCAACAAGGCGAAAAAACTGCCTTGGAATTTGCCGACGAATTAGATCGTTTAATCGAGGCCGACGAAGAGTTTGCGAAGCTATTAACTCCCGGTCAACTGACCAACGATCCTTTTATGTTATTGATGGAAGCCTCTACCCGCCGAGGCAATGCTGTTTTAAACGCAGAACAGAAAGAGTTTGGAATTAAAGCCCGCGACCATATGCGCACACTGATCAACGCCATGCGAGTTGCGGGAAGCGATGATTTACTGCAAGAAGCTGGGCGTTTAGAGCAGGAAGCGATAGAAACCAGTATTACGCAACTTTTGAACGATAAGCTCACTGCTGCCGCCGAGGCCGCTGACAAAGTCGGAATAGTGCGTAGCGGGGAGCAAAGTATAGGCGAAATAAAAAAACAACAAGGCGCTTTATTAAAAGACGCCGCTGCACAAGCGGTTAAAGACAGTAAAGAAGTCAGGGCGACCTTGTACGACCAAGTTGATTCTCAATTGATGGTCAGTACGAAACCTATCTTGGACGCTTACAAGAAACTACGCGTTGAGTTTTTGTTGACAGAGGCCGGTGATTTGCAAGCCGATATCCTCCGTGATCTAAAAAACTACGGGTTGCGGACAGATACGGGTTTGACCGAAATACTTGAAGAAGCTTCCTCGCGCGGCAAAACCCTGAGTAGTCGGTTAAACACAATTAACGACAGTTTCAAACGCACGGCAGCGAACAACCCGGACGCTTACGATATTTTCGATTCATTAGTCGATACGAAATCCAAACCGGGTGGCGCAAAAAGAGCGTTGTCCACGATCCAAGAAGAAGGTGGATACCAAGAGCGCCTAGAACAAATCATCAGAGGTTTTTCTAGGAAAGTTGACGAAGAAGGCGCTGCCGGAACAGATCTTTCACAATCTGTGCGTGCCAATATTCTGAAGCTAGCTCGTCAAGCCGATGAAATTAAAACCACGTCAGTCAACAAACAAACGTTAGATGCGGAGATAGGCAACCTAGAGTTAAGTGAGTTTTTTGTAGATGAGCCCCAAATGAAGCCGGTCGGAGAATTGTTGGCTTTCAGGAAGGGTCTAAGAGAGAAGCTACGAAAAGGTCAAAGAGTGCCCGAGCCCTCCGCTTTGAACATGCCTCAGTGGACTGTTTTGACCGAAGGGGTGACTAATGCCCTTAATCAAAGAA